ACCAGGACGGTGAAATGCTTTGTAATATAACAATTACAGCATTAGGTCCCAAACAAGTTAAGCTAGCTTTTCAAGCAGAAGATGCAATTAAAATAGATAGACAAGAAGTTTATGAATTAAAAAATGCAACCAATAATTATTAGATCAGGAGGATAAATGAAAATTACATTCTTAAAAGCAAAACGCCCATTAGTAAAAGAAATTACTAAAACAACCAAAAAACCTTATCCTTTTATAAAGAAATTTACTTCAATAGAACATGAAGTTGAAAAATCTCAAAAGGGTTTAAAAGATTTATTTGAACTTTTACAAACCTCAGCTGAAGCCGGCCTTTGTGTACACAAAGGATCTTTAAAACGTCCTTTAAAAGAAGAATCTAGAGCTTTTATAGCAGACAGACTTGCACCTACAGATTTACTAGTTATGGATATTGATAATTTACAAATGCCACAAAAATCTTTAGATGTAAAAATATTAGCTGAAAAGATAATTTTACAGCTCCCAGAATATTTTCAAGATGTAAGTTACATAGCTCAAGCAAGTGCTTCTCTTGGTTTAAAAAAAGACACTGTTTCTTTACACTTATTCTTTATATTAAAAAATTCTACTAATCCAAAAACCTTAAAGGAATGGTTAAAAGTTTTAAATTATGAAACTGATTTATTTTCTAATCAATTAAAATTATCAGCAAATGGACAGAGTCTTTCTTATGTACTTGATCCTTCTGTAGCAGATAATAGTAAACTTATTTATATAGCTCCCCCTAGATTTATTGAATTAGAAGACCCTATTCCAGGAAATAGGTTTGTACTAATTAAAAATACACACCCTACTTTAGATTTCTCTACTTACTCACACAGCCCTGAACGTGTACACAACTTAGGTATTCAAATAAAAGATAATTTACGAAAACAACAAAAACTACCCAAAAAAACTGGCAAAGTAACAACAGTTAGTGTCGCAGGTGAAACTCAAGATGTACTACAAAACCCAGATAAAATGACCATTGAAATTGTTAGGGTAGCAGAACCTTATGTTAACTGTAATGTTAATGGGGGTAACAGTGCTGGCTATTATTTTGTATTAGATAGTCCCCATTATATGTATAACTTTAAAGGTGAACCTATTTGGGAAATACAAAAAGCGGATCCAGATTTTTATAAAAGTATTTTTGAAATCTTTGCAGACAAAATAGATCAGGGAAAAAAGTTAACCCCTGTTGTGTTAAGAGATTTTCATACTGATACTTATTATAATGGTATTTTTAATGATTCTTTACAACAGTTCTCAGATGACTATCCGTTAACTCCAACCAATAAAAATTCTTTAGAAGATTTTATGAGAACCCACAATAGAACAGTACCTGATTTTATACCAGATGCACGTGTTGTATTTGATCCATCTAGTGATAAAGGTATTGAACTAGATGAGGCTCCTTATTTTGTTAACTTATACAGACATACAAAATATATGCTGCAGTCTAAAGAAACATCTCATCTTGAATATGGAAATGCTATTAAGTTGAAAACTTTAACACCTACCATTTACACTTTAATGTCTCATATATTAGGAGAAGGAAAAACAGAATTTGAACATTTTATTAATTGGCTTGCATATATTTATCAAAATAAGAAAAAAACAATGACAGCTTGGATTTTTACAGGGGTTCCAGGTACTGGGAAAGGTTTGTTAATACATAAAGTTCTTAAGCCTTTATTTGGAAATCAACAAGTACCTATGAGATCTTTAGAAAATATAGAAGAACAATTTAATTTATATATGAGAACAGCACTTTTTCTTGTTGTTGATGAATTTCGTATGTCAGATTCCGGTTCTGTAGGTAAAATGGCAGATAAATTAAAACATCAAGTTACAGAACCCACTCTTACAATAAGAGCAATGCGTACAAATCAAATAGAACTACCAAGTTTTTGTAACTTTATTTTTCTTACTAATAGAAATGACGCAGTAAAAATAGAAGACGGCGATAGGCGTTACAATGTAGGGCCCCGACAAGAAGTTAAAATAGAAAAAGAACATCCAAACCTTTTAAATAATATAAATTTATTAGAAGAAGAACTATATGTATTTGCAGGTGTTCTTCAACATTTTCAAGTAGATGCTAAAATGGCACATACTACATTAGAAAATGAAGCTAAATCACAAATGAAAGAAATTTCAATGTCTGTATTAGAAGAATTTGCTTTCGCAGTTCGACAACGTAATTTAGAATATTTTCTTGATATATTAGAAATACCACTTACAAATGCATTTGATGCTGGCCCTGTAAGTACAGCACAAAGATATTTAAAAGACTGGATATCTAAAGCAAATACTGAAGTATGTATTCCAATAGCCCATCTAAAACTAGTTTATGATGTATTAACTGATAGCCGTAATAAATTTTCACAGCGTGATTTTAGTAAAGCAATGTCAAGATTAAACATAAAAAGCTCAGTAAAACGTATAAAAACTAAAACAATACGAGGGGTTGTGTTAACTTGGCAATTAGATAATAATGTACAGCAAAACATTATTAATGAACATTTTGATGAAACAGACAAAGCATTAATACAAAACGCATAATATAGGATATATATGTCAAAGCTTGTACAAGACAAGCGTCCAGATCTGGATAATGTAATCCAAACGGACAAATCTATAGAATTAGGATTAATTCCAGCCTGGTCTCATTCCGCTTTAAAGGTTTTTGAAAGCTGTGCATATAAATCTTATATTGCAAAAGTTAAAAAAATACAAGAAGACTACGGTCCTGCTGCAGCTAGGGGTACAGAAATACACCAACAAGCTGAAGATTACGTAAGAGGTATTTTAAAAGAAGTACCAGATACCCTTAAAAAATTCCAACCCCAATTTGAAGCTTTACGTGAAGGCTTTAATGAAGCTCTTGTAGAATTAGAAGGCGAATGGGGTTTTACAATAGATTGGGAACCTTGTGGTTGGATGGCCCCTGAAGTATGGGGTAGAGTAAAACTAGATGCTTATGTAGAAGAAACAAAAACCTCTGCACGAGTAATTGACTATAAAACCGGAAAACAATTTGGTAATGAAATTTCTCATAGCCAACAAGCTTTAACATATGCAATTGCTTCTTTTTTTATGTATCCCCAATTAGAACTATTAAAAACAGAACTATGGTATTTAGACCATGGCACTACAATGGAGCAAGTATATACACGAGATCAAGCTATGATGTTCCTACCAAAATTACATGAGCGAGCTATAATAATGACAACAGCTACTAAATTTCCACCTAATCCTTCTACTTATAATTGTAAGTGGTGTTCTTTTGGAAAAGGTGAATATCCAATATGCGAGTGGGGGTTGAAATAAATTACTATGCCCACATATAAATATAACAACGAAAAACGAAAGGTGAAACATGAACGATACGACATTACCGGCTTATACCCATCAAATTGAGACTACTAATTTTATAGTATCTCATCCAAGATGTTTAATTACATCTGATCCTGGAACTGGAAAAACACGTGCAGTATTAGACGCACATGCTAGAATAGGGGGTAAAACATTGGTGCTTGCACCTCTGTCTATCCTAGACGCCTCATGGGGGCAAGATATACAGAAGTTTCAACCCAATATAAATTATGGTATTGCATATGCTAAAAATCGTAAAAAAATATTTGAAGATGATTCCTTCGAAATGGTTATTACTAACTTCGAAGCTGTCAACTTTTTACAAAAAAATACACACTTCCTTAACAACTTTTCTACAATCGTTATTGATGAGTTTACTGCTTTTAAAAACAGAAACGCAAAACGCAGTAAAAATATTAAAGCTATTATCCCATTTTTTACTAATAGGATTGCCATGTCTGGTACTCCTAATAGTAATTCTATTTTAGATCTTTGGCATCCTGTATGCCTTGTTGATGATGGAAAACATTTAGGCGACCGGTTTTGGGCGTATAGAAATCAAGTATGTACCCCACGTTTTAATGGATTCGCTAATGAATGGGTAGATAAACCAGGCATTGAAGAAATAATAGCAGATAAACTCAGTGGTATAACAATAAGACATGCATTAACTGATTGTCTTGATTTACCTGATAATATTGTAAGGAATATTTATACAAATCTTACACCCAAGGTGCAGAAATTGTATGAAACTTTAGCTAAAGAATCAGTTTTATATACAACTCAAGGAACTATAAACGCAGTTAATGCTGCAGTCCGTGTACGTAAACTACTTCAATTAGTATCGGGGGCTGTGTACAACGAGGAGGGCGAACCCACTTTGTTACACACAGAACGCTATGAATTAGTTATGACTTTAGTACAGCAAAGAACACATTCTATTGTAGCTTTCAATTGGAAACATGAACGAGACGCTTTAATACAAATTGCGATTCGAGAAAAAATGTCATATGACGTTATAGACGGTTCTATACCTGCACACAAAAGAAAAAATATTGTAGAAAGATTTCAAGCTGGACAAATAAAAGTATTATTTTGTCACCCCCAATCTACTTCCCATGGTCTTACACTTACAAAAGCAACTGCAGCTATATGGTGTTCTCCAACTTATAGTGCAGAACATTTCCAGCAATTTAATCAAAGAATTTATAGAGCAGGACAAAATAAGAAAACAGAAACAATCTTAATAAACGCAAAAAATACTTGGGAAAAAGAGGTTTATAAAAAATTAAATGGTAAATTAGGTAAGATGGAAAACTTATTACATATATTCTCGGAGAACAAAAAAAATGGATAAAAAGGATAGAGATCTTTTTATATTAATAACAGAAGAAATACAAGCAAGTATACAAGATCTTGTAACTAGAGATCCAACCTCTCTTGCAACTGCTTTACTTTTTGCAATGTGCGAGATTGAAGCGAGAAGAAAAGATTATACCCCAGAAGCATCAGAAAAAGAGCCTATAGGTTCTTTTCTACAAAGAGCTACAAAAGAAGCTCTTGCATTAGTAGATGGAGTTCAACTGTCTAAAGTATCAAATAAAAAGGAGGTATTACATTGAATACAACAATAGATGATTTATTAACGGAATTACATTCAACCCGTACAGAACTTAAACGGCTTCAAGAAATTGAGTCGAAGCTCAAAAAAACAAAAAACGAGCTTGAAACCCAAATTGCTATCAACTTAAAAGATCAAGGTATTGATCAAGTTGGTAATGATATGTGTACAGTTTCAATTAAAAAAGAAATTGTACCAACTGTAGAAAATTGGGATAGCGTGCATCAACATATAATT